GAACAGGAGGAACAAGAAGACGAACAGGAGGAAGAAGAGGAAGAACAAGAAGAAGAACAGAAGGAAGAAGAGGAAGAACAAGAAGAAGATCAGGAGGAAGAAGAATCTGAAAGTTCAGTTGAGGTTGTAGATGGTGGTAGTAGTAGTGATAGTAGCAGTGATGAAGAGGATTCGGAAGAAGATTCATCAGAAGAAGAAATCGAAAATGCTTTATTAGAAGCTATGAACTTAAGCGATAGCGATAGTGATAGCGATAGCGAAGATTAATAAATATAAAAATTTTATATTCTTGTAAAAAGAATATAAAATTTTATTCATGAAGATCTATGAAATCTGAAATTGATTCACTTGTTAAAAATTCACACATACTTACGGCATTTTCAGATATATACTTTTCAATTTCAAGATATGCATTAACTGATTTTCGGATAATATCAGATTTTTTTACATCTTCTTCACACTCTTTTTCATTAGTTTTTATTTCATTTTCAATATAAGAATTAAGTCTCGTAAGCATATTCTTTAGTGACCCATCCGAAGATAGATGAAAATCTTCTAAGATTGGTCTTATTTCAGATGGTTTCCAGTTATTAGGAATTAATGTTTTATCATTAATTGTTATTTCGTCTTCAAGGTTTACAGATATATAGTACTTCATATTGAGTTTGATGATTTTTCAAATATAAAGCAACAGAAATTATCAAAAGTTATATTTTTTTCATCAACTTCAATAAAAAATTCATTTTTAAAAATTTCAAATAGATTTTGAAGATGTTTTTCATACTTATTATACCATAGTTCAAATGTATAATCGTTCTTTTCGTTGAGATTATAATTCGTCACAATATGAGATGCATTCATGATTTATAATTTTTTATAAATTATAAATTACAATTCATTTTTATTCTAATTCTTTTAATTCATCTTCTAATTCTCTATCTAAGTCATCTTCATTTAACATATTTTCTCCTGTACCATGACCATCATCTGAATCTACTTTTATCTGAGATGTATTTTGTTGATTAGATTTTTCTTGGTATCTAATTACAGATTCAGGTTGGTTATCAATAGGTTCGGATTGAGGTTGACTTACTACAGGTTCAGATTGGCTTACTACAGGCTCAGGTTGGCTTACTACAGGTTGAGGTTGGCTTACTACAGGTTGAGGTTGGCTTACTACAGGTTGAGGTTGGCTTAATACAGGTTCAGTTTGATTGGCAATAGGTTTAAAATTTTTATTTGATACATCATGTGACATACTTTGATTTTCTTGCATTTGTAGTTCTCTCTGATTTCTCATTATTTGTTCTCTTTTCATTATTTCTCGTTCTCTCATCATTTGTTGTTGTTGTAATAATTTTTGTTCGTTAATTCTTTTAGATTCTTGAAAACTAACAGATTTTTCTTCTTTTAGTTTTTTAACATCTGCTAAAAGTTTTTGAATGGTTTCTTCATGTTCTTCAATTCGATGTGTTAATTCTTGTATATGTCTATACAATTTTGTATTTTTTGAAGTAAAGTAGAATATTAAACATATGAAAATTACAACTTCACATATTATATGAATCATTTGGTGATTTAATTTTGCCATTATTTAATAATATTAGATTAATGTTTAAATTTATAATTAGAATAATGCTGAAAAATTCCAATTAAGTTCTTCAAATAATTCTTTGCAAATATCATCATGATATGACTGTCTATCCATAGTTTTTAGAATATTAAAATCAGTTCTTCTGCATTTATATTTATGTCTTTTTAATAATTGATATAATACATACTGAGTATTGATAAAATTTTTTCTTTCTGTTCCAATTTTTTGAAAAAACTTAGGATCTTTTTTACATTTTTCATCATATAAATTTGCTAATGTATCAAAATCTTCTAATAATTTAGGTTCTAATAGAGAAATATTTGGGGCTTTTTTGCCTGTTATTTTACAATATATTAATACCGTGTCTTCATAATGCTTTGTATTATCAGTTTCTTTAAGAAACAAGTAAATATGTTCTTTTGTAATATTTTTAAATCTAATCTTTTTATCTTCACTATTAACTAATAGACTATGTAATTCAAACTGTTTGATAAGACTGTTATATATTTTATCACTTATTGTTGAATTTTGTTTACCTTGAAATTGATTAATACAATCTCTAAAATGTATTTTACGATCATAAGTATATTTTTGTGATATATTAACTCTTTCATTATCTTTATAAGATGATTGGTTATTTACAAATGATATTACTGAGCCACATTCTATACATATATAGCTATTATCGTTAATATCAAAATTTTTACTATTATTACAATTTTTACATTTAATTTTTTGAGATTTTTTTTCAGGAAGTTTAATATCTATATTAGGATTATAAGTTAATGCGATATTTATATATTTTGAAATGATATTATTTTTAACATCATTATCCATATTTGTTTTTCCAATAAAACTAACTTTAAATGATTTCTTAATTTCATCTTGATATTGATTTAAAATTTCTGCCGTTTCCATTGTATAATAGTTTTCAGATTTATTTGTTTGTATATCGTTTATATAATTTTGTAAATTTTTTATTTTGAAATTTAGATCGTTTTTTATTTTATTTGATAAGTTAACATTTTCACAAGTTTTTTTTAAATATTGCAATTCATCAATATATAATTGTAAATTCTTCTTATTATTTGTAAAAATTTGTAAAATATCAGAATGTATTGACAATATATCTATATCATTCATTTTATTGCAAATAATTTGTATTTAAATAACAACTTTTTTTATAAAAAAAATAAAATATTGATATTATATAAAATAAAACATGGTAAACAATGGACATCATAAATCTGCTGCCTCTCAATCGGCAACACAATTCGTTGATATCGCTACAGTTATGGGAAGTGCATACGCACCATTCCTTACAGAGTGTGGTCAAGACTCACGCGCATTTTTCGCACGCGTATACCAAAAAGCATGCTCGTTTTCGCAACAGCCAGTTAGATTAACTATGGTCTCTGGATCGAATGGATGGGGAAACCAGCTTAAATTTAAAGTACCCCGTACCGCTGACTACTTAAATGGTTTACACTTAAGAGTAAGTCTCGGAGCTGCTGACGCAAGTGCAGTATCTGTAATGAATGTTGGACATCAGTTAGTTGCTGAATCTAATCTTATGTTTAACGAAATGATTGCTCAGAGTTTAGACAGCGCTGTCTTAAATTTAACTCAGGCTCATCACGTTCCTAATTCGCAAAAAAGAAATTACTACAATATGATTACTGGCATGCACGCTGCCAACCCAGCTGTTGTAGGAACCAGTCACTCGCAAGATGTTGCCAACCAAGGTGATGCTCAAGACGGAGCTAACGCAAATGCTTGCGCGAGAGTCAGAGAAATTATCCAACCTCTTCCATACTGGTTCTGCCAACAAGGAAATTCGGGAGCTGCATTACCAGTTGCCGCAATTCCTTACAACGAAGTTGTTGTTGAATTACAGCTTGCAGCTATGGAAGACTTATTTGTCACCCAGCCAGCAGCCGGAAGTGAACCAACATTAAATGTTGAATTATGGGCCAACTCGATCATTGTATCAAACGAAGAACGCGCTGCTATGGCATGCAATCCTCGTGACGTATTAATGAGACAGTTTGAACACCAGACCGCAGCTCGCGCCTCGAACTCGAATGTCAATTTAGTAAATCTTGACCTTCGTTTCAACGGAGCTGTATTAGCTTTATATGCTGGTGCTCACGGTGACAGAGCTGATGCCTCTGGAAACTTATCGGTTACAGCCGCTGATCCTTCGGTATACTGTGATGCTTCGGGAACTTCTCTTGTAAGAAGTCTCGAAGTCAGATACGACAACACAGCTCGTGTCGGAAGCATGCCATACACACACTTCCAATACGTCCAACCATACTTCCACGCAGTCGGATCTGGATACTCGGGTGTAAGAGATGAAGGTTTATTAATGTACTCGTATGCATTAGACGTCAACTCGTTTGACCACACTGGATACGTTGATATGGGAAAACTTTCGAAAGCCACTGTAGAAGTTGGTCTTGCCGCAAACCAAGGTCTCGCAGGAAATGCTGCCAATGATACATTAGCAAACAACAACGTAACTGTTGATGTTGTAGCTGAAAAACTCAACATTGGACGTTTCAGCGGAGGTGCATTTGGAATGCCAGTTCTCTAAATTTCTTATATTTTATATTTTTTAAAAAAAATATAAAATGTTGTTATTATATAAAATAAATCATGGTAAACAATTCAAATCAATATAATGCTACCAATTCAAGCGCAGCAGCAATGTTTATTGATGCTGCTACAATAGCAGGAAGTGCATACGCTCCATTTCTTACTCAAGTAGGCGGAGAATCGCGTGCATTATTTTCACGTGTTTATGAAAAAGCATGTGCATTCTCTCAAGTTCCTCTTATCTTAAATTCAACAGGAAAAGCGCAGTTTGATTCAACTCAAGTTAATTTCGAATTCCCAAAAAATACTGATTACATAAATGGATTATATCTTAGATTTTTGATTACTAACGATGACCCATCAAATAATTCTTCATTGAATTTCTTAAGATCGGTAAATTTTGGACATCAACTTATTCAAAAATGCTCAGTCAAATTTGGAGGCCGTCCTATCGTAGAATTAAATAATCATATATTAAATTTAATGCAGGTATACCATACTCCTAACTCGCAAAAAAGAAATTATTTTAATATGATTAACGGAAATCACGCCAAAAATCCATCTTTGTTACCAAATGGTAGTACATATTACGATTCAGTTTCAAGTCTTGATTCTTCCCAAGGTAATCATGAAAATTTTGAAATTATTGTTCCTTTACCATTTTGGTTTTGTCAACAAGGTAATAATGGCGCTGCATTACCTATTGCAGCTATTCCTTACAATGATTTACAATTGTCATTAGATATTTCACCTATTAATAAAGTATTTACTGGACCTGACAGAAATAATGCTAACTTTTCAATTTTCAAGGTAGAAGCTATCGCAAACGCAATTGTTGTATCAAATGAAGAACGCGCTGCAATGGCTTGCACACCCCGTGATGTATTATTAAGACAATACAATCATGTTCAAGTACCAGTTTCTGCTACAGAAGCAAGAAATACTGTAAAACATACACTCAGTCCAACTAGACCTGTTCAGGCAATATATTTTGGAGCTCACGGTTCTGCCAGTTTAGCAACAGATTTAAATGGTATAGATTTAAGCAATAATGCAATTATGGGAGATGCTTCTGTATATTGCGATTTAAGTGGTACATCTCTCGTAAGAGCCGCTGCTTTTAACTATGATAATAAAGCTCGCGTTGGAAGACAACCATACCAATATTATCAAAATGTTCAACCATTTTTTCACTCCGTAGGATCTGGATATTCAGGAATTAGAGATGAAGGTAAATTAATGTACTCTTTTGCATTAGATGTTAATTCATTTGATCACACTGGTTATGTTGA